TCGATGGCGACATTCGTGCCAGGTCCCCAGAGACCGTCGACTTTTAGTTTATAGAGACCCAATTTCGCTAGCTTTTCTTGAGCTTTCATTAGTGAATCTTTCGACCAAACGTGAGTTTTCGATTGTAACGATGTCGTCGCCAAATTTACCGACTTCATAAAGAGTTTAGATTCCGATTTTCGCCGATTGAGCAAACCTTTATTAACCTTCATGACACCATCAACTCGAAATTTGCACCATTCTTCTAACTTCGCCGGGACGCTGGCAAAATCGCCAGAGTTAACTGCTTTTTGGACGCCCGTGTTTACGATACCACCTTCGCCGGTGTTAAAGATGAAGCTGACAAGCGCGTCGAATTGATTTTGATTGAGAGGAACAGTTATGTATTTTTTGACGGCATTTTCGAAGCGCTTGACGTCGCTAGCGAGGATGTCTAGTGCTTGTTCTTTAGTGATTATTTGATAATTTTCACCGGGAAGAATTACGTGCCCGACGCCTATTGTGGGTTTACCAGCAGGACAAATATATCTTTTGAGAACCAGCCCTTCCCAATTTGTGATGTGCTCGAGACCTTCTTTCGAAGTCGTTAATGAATCGTTCACTCCCATGATAGTTTCTCCTATGCTAAGTAGTATGCAATTTGTGTTCTTGGTTTGATAAAGTTAAAGTTGCATGTCGATCGATAAGAGAATGTTGATGATGGCTGCTGAGGTCGCGCGAGATAAACCTGAACGATACGATAATCGATCTTTTTGTCTCGGAGCCGTGGGATTGAGAAATGATGGCGTGTTGGTGACTGCAAAGAATATTGCAGCCGCGAACGTCGTACCAACACATCATGCCGAGGCTCGGGTCGTCAGAAAGTTGACGCCAAACTCCGTTGTGTGGGTCGCGAGAGTCCTAAGGTCGACGGGCGAATGGACACTTTCTAGGCCATGTAAAGGATGTCAGCGTCGAATGCGAGCAGCTGGCGTTCGCAAGGTCGTCTATACGATCGACAAGGATGAGTGGGGTACGATTCAACTTATCGACTGATGCAATGTGTGCAACGAAGGTGTTAGAGTAAAAATATGTCAAACGTAGTTTCGCTTACCGAAAGAAGAGAGATCTGGAAACCTGTATACGCGAAGGACGGCCTTCGCATTCAAATTTCAAGTCACGGACGTTTTAAACTCGTGAGCGGTGGTGAAATTACGCAACTCGAGTTTTTCGATTCTGTAGCTTTCTTAAAAGAACTTAGCGAAGCACTTGAATACGTCATGTGCTCCATGTACAACGATAGTCACTGACCTTAAGTTAAACGAACAGCAAGGAAAAAAAGATAATGTCTAAGAAGAATAAGTCAAACAAGAATTTTGGTAACGAGACTCCCGAGATCTATAACATGGACGATATTGGTTACATGGCCGATGAAGCAATTCAAGATAGAACGCAACGTCTTGAGAACGATCGCGGGCGCCTCCTTGCTATGAATAAAGATCCTTATCTTTGGGAAGTTGAAATTGCGTATCTTCGTCGTGAAGAGCAGCTTCGACAGACTCGAGCCGAGCGCCACGCAGATTTTGTTAAGAAGTTTGTATCAACTAACGTTGATGAAATGATTGAATCGACGACTGCAACCACGAATTCACAAAACGATGTTAATGAGTTAAATTGAAATGTTAAACGATTCAACAAAACAAAACACGATCTCTAGCTATTTGGGATCATTGCAAACATTTCCGCAACTGGAGCATGATGAGCTTGTACAGCTTTTTCAAGCCTACGAACGTGGCGGCAAAGACGCTACGAAGGCAAGACAAAAATTGACTGAATCGAATCTTCGGCTCGTCGTGTATATCGCTAAAAAACAAAAAGGACATAATATTCCCTTAGAAGACCTTATTCAAGAAGGTAATCTCGGTCTACTTAAAGCGATCGATAAGTTTGATTGGAAGAAAGGCTTTAGGTTTTCTACTTACGCGACGTGGTGGATTAAACAAGCAATTAGCCAATACGTTCTTAAACGCAAAAAGATCATTCGATTACCCGCTCACGCTGCTTCTGCACAAAAGAAATTAATCGAGGCATCGGACGCATTTAAGGAGTTAAAGGGCTACGGACCGTCCTCAGAAGAATTATCGGAAATGATAGATGTGTCTGAAACCGTCGTAAAGGCGACGATGGCATCCGGTAAAAACATCGTATCTCTCCAACAACAAGTCGGCGAAGATGGCACAACAACTCTCGAAGATAAAATTGAAGATACAAACTACACGAATAATCCTTTTGAGTCTTTGGCAAAAAAAGAAATGATGACAGTCGTTAAAAAAGTAATGTCCAGTCTTTCTGCTAAAGAGGCTGCAATTTTGCGTTTACGTTTTGGCCTTTACGAAGATATCGAAGTAAAAGAATTCGAAGTCACAGACGAGCAATCAAAAATGATTGCTGCGGGACAAGGTTTGACGTGATTTTCACGGCAGTTATTCTGTCTACTATCAATTTGTTGATAACACTGTTGGTATTACGACGAATTGGTAATATTACTTTAGAAATCGAAAAAATCGAAGCAGAAACGAATCAAGACGATCACGATATTCATTCTATATTGAATAATAGACTGTTGGACTTGCAAAACAAAAGATATTCTGTACCACAACGACGAGGTAAGACATGAATAAGAAAAAGATCGCCGCGAAAGGTTATGCAACAGTGCTTGAAGACGAAGGCGTCAATTATCGAGAGATTGCCGATATCATGTCGGAAATCGGGTTCGTGATGAATCATTCTTCTGCTCGAAATTATGTTTTACGAGTCATGACGAAATTTGTAGAAGCTTTTGACGAAGAATGGGAACTTGACTTGTCAGATGAAAAAATTAGATACGTCGCGGCTTCGGCACAATTTCAAAATGTAATTGCTGACATGCTTCACAACTTGTGACATCGACGCTGTAAACTAAAATATCTTTTTAAATATAATTAAGAGAGCTATGTCAAAATTTAAAGTAAAAAAATTACCGCCGATTAAGTTAATCGATCTTCTAAAAAAGAGAAAAACTAATTTAAAACAATTTTTATTCTCTTCGGGTATTACGACCTACGTAACACTCGAACATAAATGCAATAGCTTGGGAGTTTTAGTTCCTACTATTCAAGAATTTCATGAAGCATCAGGCGGAATTGTTTCTTCGCCACAGGAAGGTGTTGTCGTTTTAGATCCACCACTTCTTTTGAAAGAAACTGGAGAAAAAATTGAAATTGAAGAAAAAATTCTCGACGCAGTAGTACAAGAAACTAAGGTTCTAGAACCCGTCGATGAACTTAAGCTTACGGATATTCCAACTTCGCCTTCGAATACAAAATCTTGGAAAAAAAAGAAAGATTCACAAACGGTCGAAGAGTGACATATCGTTGTTCGTTGTGGTAGAATAGACTCATGCAGTCTATTATCGATATCCTCGAGCAACTTGAATCTAGCAATTCTCGTCTCTTTAAGGAAGACCTTCTTGAGTCGCAGGTTAGCAATGATCTACTCAAGAAGGTCTTTGTCGCAGCCGGCGATCCGTACATCAACTACTACGTCAACAAGTTTAAGATGCCCAAAGCCGAAGGAATTGGTGCTGACGATCTTGTTCTAGAACATTTCCTAGAGGACATCTACGAAAAGTTGTCCACGCGTAAAGTGACCGGCAACGCAGCGAAGGACCTCATGGTTAGGCTCTTCACGGACATGACCGGTCCACAACAGAAGTGGTGCCAGAGGATCCTCCTGAAGAATCTCCGATGTGGTGTCCAGTCCACTACGGTCAATAAGGTGTGGCCCGGTGCAATCGTTGGATTCTCTGTGCAACTAGCCGAGACCCTAGAAACCAGGTACGAGGACGGCAAAGGAATCATTATCTGCGAACCTGTGATGTACCCGACGTGGGTCGAACCGAAGCTCGACGGTCTCCGGTGTGTGGCCGTGAAGCATTCCGGAGAGGTGACGATGTTCACCCGCAACGGTACCGTCCTCGAGACCCTACCTCGGATCAAGTCTCTCCTTGAGTCTGCTCCGTGGGACGAGTTCATCCTCGATGGTGAGGTTATGGGTGAAACGTGGAATGATTCTGCGTCTGTTGTGATGTCCCACAAGAAAGGTAAGGACGACTCGAAAATGATCTTCCACGTCTTCGACGCCCTACCGTTCGAGGACTGGCGTGACCAGGAGAGTCACCTAGACCTCGAGGACAGGTTGGAACTCGCCAAGGAATTGGTGTCGCAGGTCGGAGACCCGGCCGTGGTCCAGGTTCAGGGTCGACTCGCCAATGACCAGGAGGAACTCCTCGGCGCCTACCTTCATGACACCGACGCCGGATACGAGGGCATCATGGTGAAGGATTTGGTGGCTCCGTACCTTTTTAAGAGATCTTCAAATATTCGTAAGATGAAACCAATTATGACACATGAGCTTGTGATTTGTGGTCATTATGAAGGGCGGAGAGGTTCTAAACGAGAAGGTTTGTTTGGAGGTTTTAACGCAATTGCTAGCAATG